TCGTCGATGGCCTCTGGCGCATCGCCGGATCAACGAACTGGTCCGACTCTGGCGAGACCAAGCAGGACAACGAGTGCACGATCAGCTACAACGCCACAATGTGCGCCGAAGCCCGCCACGTCCTCGACCTGTCGCACTCGAAGGCGCTGACCGACATGGCTGCCAAAGCGGCGAAGATCGCGGCAGCCGGGCACACGCCGGCGCCGCCCGTCACGCCAGCCTCCTGATGGTCGACCTCGCCGCGCAGATCGGTCTCGTCTGCTCGACCGGTATCTACTCGGACGGCATCCGCTTCTTCCAGTCGTTGCGTGAGCCGGCGCACCTCGCGAAGTACACGCACTGCGTCACGGCCCTCGACAACGACCGTCTCCTCGAGGCGATGCCAGGCGGCGCACGCATCACCCGAATCGACAACTACGACCGCCCGATCGTCTGGTCCCAGTTCATCTACAAGGGCGACGAACGCGACAGCATCGTCAAGTGGACCGAAGACCGTGAAGGCGCACCGTACGCGTGGGAAGACATTCCCCTCATCGCGCTCGCGCTCACCACCGGTGACAACACGCCTCAGTGGCTTGAGGACAAGCTCGCGGCCGATCACCGGTACATCTGCTCCGAACTCGCCGACGCCGCCTACAAGCACGCCGGCCTTCACCTGTTCAAGAACATCCCACCATCCGCCGTGTACCCGGCAATGATCGCCGCACTCTTCGACGACTACGGATGGCTTCCCACCGGACACTGAACACTTCGGCGGTCGCGTCAACACGGAAGTCAAAGCCGTGAAGGCACCCCAAAGCAGGGCCCGTACCTTTCCGCGGCCTGGATGACCTGCGCGACCGCCGACACCCCCAGGAGGCTGACTGTGACCGGACTGAACCTCGGCCCCGACTTCGAAACCGACGTCGCCACCCTCGCCGGCATCACCAGCTTCGACCCCGGGAGCCTCAACATCGCCCTCCTCAACCCGTCCGGTGGTCCCACCACAGTCCGCCTCACCGTCGCCATCAACATCGACACCACCGAGTTGAAAGCGCTCATCCAGAAACACAGCGCATGAGCGCCGACACCCAGCGCGCACTGGACGAAGCGATAGCGGCACACCTGCTAGACGAGATGACCGCACCGATGGTCTCCGGATACGTGCTCCTCGTCGCAGGCCAAAACTTCGATGACCTCGGCGCCGAAGACGAAGACGGCCAACACCGTTACCTGTTCGCCGTACCCGAGGGACAATCCAGTTTCGCCACGTTGGGCCTCGCGCGCATGCTCACCCTCAAGTGGGACGCCTGGGGAACACTGCGAGACGACGACTGAGAAGTAGCCCAGACACCCCCGAGGCATCCCCTCGCCCCCGCAACGCGTCCAGGAGACGCCAAGAGGTGATGAGCATGGCCCAAGGACGACCAGTCGAAGCCACCGTACGCGCACGCGCTATCGAGCTCATCAAGTCGGGCATGGCTCGGAACGCTGTTGCACGCGAGTTGAAGATCGCACCGTCGGTGGTTACGGGTATCGCGCAGTCTGAGGGGCTCACGTTTGATCGGTCGTCGTCGGCGGCTGCTGTCGCTGCACGTCAGTCGGATTTGAAGGTTCGGCGGGTCGCGTTGATCGACGAGTTGATGTCGAAGGCTGAGGATCATCTGGTCGCGATTGATCAGCCGTTCCTGGCGTTCAATTTCGGGGGCAAGGACAACACGTACGAGGAGCATGAGCTCGACCGGGCGCCGACGGGTGACTTGCTGAATCTGCACCGGGCTGCGTCTCTCGCGTTGAAGGACGCACGCGAGCTGATCCGTGACGATGACGACGAGGGTGTTGGTGACGCGGAGTCGTTGCTGATGAACCTGGTACTCGAGCTGGGGCTGACCGATGACTGACGCTGAGACGATCCCTGAGGTTTCCACTCTCGGCCCGCAGCAGATCCGGTCGTTGAAGCAGTCGAAGGCGCGCGTCAACATTTTCGAGGGTGCGATCCGGTCTGGTAAGACCATCGTGTCGTTGCTGCGGTTCCTGATGGCTGTGCTGTTCGCCAAGGGCGGCGTGATCGTCGTGATTGCTCGCACCCGCGATTCGGCGTATCGGAACGTGTTCGAACCGTTGATGGACTGGTCCCTGTTCGGGCCTCTGTCGAAGCTGGTGCACTACACGGCGAACGCCCCCACAGGGCGGATCCTCGGCCGGACAGTGCATGTGCTTGGTGCGAACGATGCGAAGTCGGAGAAAGTCCTCCGCGGTCTGACCGTGGCGCTCGCGTATGTGGACGAGATCACGGTTATCCCGGAAGAGTTCTTCACCCAGCTGTTGGGTCGCATGTCGCCGCCGAATGCGAAACTGTTCGGGACGACGAACCCTGACTCACCCACCCACTGGTTGAAGGTCAAGTTCCTCGACCGCATCGGCCACGGCCTCGCCAACTGGCTGTCCTGGCACTTCACCCTCGACGACAACCCTGGGCTGACGGAGACGTACAAAGACCAGGTGAAGGCTGAGTTCACTGGGCTCTGGTTCAAACGCTTCATCCTCGGCGAGTGGGTGGCTGCTGAGGGCGCCATCTACGACATGTGGAACCCGGACAAGCACACGATCGCCTGGGATGACCTCCCGCCGATGCGCGAGTTCCTGTGCGTCGCGATCGACTACGGCACCACGAACCCGACCGTCGCCGGCATCCTCGCACTGAGCAGCGAAACGGACGCGTACGGCAAACCGACACCGCGCCTGTTCATGGTCGATGAGTGGACGTACGACTCGAAGGTGTCGCACGCGAAACTCACCGACGCTGAACTGTCCAGGCGCATGCGGGAATGGCTCGACGCCGGCGGCCACATCCCGCACGACACGTTCCCGCCGATGAGGCCCCGGTACACGATCCTCGACCCGTCTGCTGCATCATTCCGGGTGCAACTGTCACAGGACGGCCTCATGTCGACGCAGGCGGACAACGAGGTGCTATACGGCATCCGCACCGTCGCATCACTCCTCGGCGCCGGGAAGCTCCTCATCGCCCGACCGACCGATGCGAACCCGGACCGCGGGTGCCCTCGCTTCATCCTCGAAGCTCCCGGGTATGCGTGGGATCCGGAGCAGACGCTCAAGGGCAAAGATGCGCCGATCAAAGCCGCCGACCACTCCCTCGACCAAGGCCGCTACGGCCTCGTCACCACTGAGGCGATCTGGCGGCAGCACATCAAGCTCGCCGCCTGAATGCAGCGCTTCGGCCTGTGGATAAGTCGGACTCGTAAGGCGTCGAAATCGCCCCGATAACGCTTATTACGTCAGCTTGAGAGTCCGCTGAGCGTCCGCTCTGTGGATAACCCAGTAACGAAGGAACCCCGAATGGACCTGTGCGACAACCCAGCTTGCACTCGCTGCAATGACGCCAGGGGTGATCGGTGCGAGGACACGCTGCCCATCGATGGCGGCGTGATCCAGTGCGACCTTCCCAGCGACCATCGCGGGAAGAGGCACAGCAACGCATCCCACCTCACCCGATGGGAGTCCACGGCCGAGCGCCTCGATCGTGAGCAGGCGACCGCCGGAAGCATCATCGTCAAGGTGCGCCTCGACACGACCGCGTTCGACGCCGCACTCGAACGCGTGAAGGCAGCGCTCGCCGACCTCGCCGCGACACCGATCAGGATCGCACTCCGATGACCGCCAAGCACGACGTGACCCTCACGTACAAGGACGGCAAGCGCCAGCTGACGCTCGATGGCGAACGCGTCGAGGGTGTCACCTCGGCCACCATCACGCTGCCCGCCAACGACTTTCCCACGGTGACCGTCGCGACCCGAAGCGCCACCCCCGATTGTCACCCGGGAACCGCCCTCTGGTGTGACCCCAAGGGATGGCGATGCGGCGCATGTGGTCAGCCAGTCGTCGAACGCGAGTCCGTTTGGCGCCGCCTGACGAAGGGCGTCCTCGGCCTGTAACACGCACCGCCCTCTCTCGCACAAGACCCACTCCCCTCGATCGCTTAGGAGGCCTCAATGGCTGATGACGCCGACATTTGGCCTCCATACCCGTTCGACATCGCCGCGATGCGGTTCCGTGAGCACGATGCGTGGTGGTCCGGTGATACGTACGAACTGTCACGCATTTACTCGGGCGTCGGTTTGCAGCACACCCACACGCACAACGGGCGACCCTACCGCGGCGGCGTCCTCGGCACGTTGACGAAGTTCTGGATCGGTCAACCAGTCGTGTTGAACGAGGACCGCACGAAAGCGCACTACGACATGCCCGGCGTTCTCGCGCGGTTGTCGTCGGCTCTGCTGTTCTCGGAGCGGCCGAAGATCCGGTACCCGAAACCCGCGGACATGCCCGAAGCTGCCGCTGGTGCGCCCGCGTGGAAGCATCCCGGGCAGGACCGTCTCGACGTGATCATGGCGTCCGACGAAACCCACGCGGAGCTGTTGAAGTCGGGTGAGTACTCTGCTGCGCTCGGTGGCGCGTACCTTGCGGTCACGTGGGACTCGAAGCTGCGTCAGAACGTCCGCATTCGGGCGTACGCGGCCGACTGTGCCATCCCTGACTTCCAGGACGGCATCCTCACCGGTGTGACCCTGTGGACCCAGTACGAACGCAACACGGACGTGTTCCGCCTCCTCGAGCGTCACGACTACGGCATGATCTCGTGGACGTTGTGGAAGGGCGGCCCGAAAACTCTCGGCGTCATCGTCCCGCTGAACACGTTGGACGAGACGGCGCACTACAACGGTTTCCGCACGCCTGCTGAACTCGCCGCCGCGTTGGACTCCCCGCTGTCGTATTCGGAGACGGTCACAGTCGCGACCGGTGTCGACGAGCTCGCGGTCGTCTACTACCCGAACGACATGCCCCAAACGGAATGGCGGAAGCTCGGGGTCCTCGCGAACCTCGGCCGTTCCGACTTCGCCGGCAACGAGGAACGTTTCGACAACCTCGACCAGATCCTGTCATCGCTGATGCGGGACATTGAGAACGGCGGCGGCCGGGTCATCATCCCGGAACAGTACTTGGAAGCCGGCGCACCAGGCACCGGTTCACAGTTCGACAAGAACCGGCAGTACTACTCCGGCATCAACGCCCTCGGCGGCGCGAACGACCCTCTCGCGTCACAGCTGACGATCTCCCAGTTCGCCATCCGCGTCGAGGACCACCTGCAGGCTATGGACGCGATCAAGCGCCTCATCGCCGACAAGTGCGGGTACTCACCACAGCACCTGGGTTTGCAGCCGAACTCGCACAGCACCGGCCCGAAAACAGCGACGGAGGTTGAGGCTGACTTCACCGCGTCCGAGCTCACCCGTGACAAGAAGGCGCTGTTCATCAAGCCGGCGTTGGCGAAGCTCGCGCAGGTAGCCCTCGCGATCGACGGTGTCGTGTTCCCCGGCCAGGGCGGCGCGCTCTACGAAGAGTTGCCCGACATTGAGTTCGCGGCGATCTCCCAAGTCGACGTGCAGAAGAACGCCACCGTCGTGGGCCTCCTGTACGCAGCTGAGGCCGCGTCACGGTGGACACGTGTGCGGATCGCTCACCCGGACTGGGACGACCCGCAGATCGCTGAGGAAGTCGCCCGGCTTGAGGAGGAGTTCGCACAACCGCCGATGGGTTCGGTGCCCCCGGACTTCGGGCCGCCGCTGCCTGACGAGTTGTCCACGTCGGAGAACTCGACAGGTGACCAGCAGCCCGTGAACTAGGAGGCGCCGTGTCGAACCCGCAACCACAGCCGCAGGGTTCGACCGCGCCGCTCACCCTCGCCGCTGTCGAGGCATACCTGATCGGCTTGTACGTGGGCGCGGAAGCGTTCCTCACCGGTCAGGTGACCCGGTTCCTGAAACGGATGCAACCCACCCCGGTGGGCGCGGCGATCGTCAGGCAGCAGATCCGGCAGGCGGCGTACAACATCGTCGGCCAGTTGGAGCAGCGCACACAGCCGCTCGTCGGCCAGATGGTGGCCACTGCGGTCAGGGACGGGTGGAACTCGGGCGGCGCTGGCGCTGGCGGTGGTTCGCATGGCGGATTCCTCCCACCGGACAGCAACCCTGGATTCGACCCGTACGAGCTCCACGGTGTCCGTGCAGCACGCGCTATCCGCGACGACCTGAACAGTGAACTGCAAGACGTTCGCTTCCGCCTCACCCGCCTTGACGACGACCTGTACAAGATCATCAACCCGGCCGGCGCCGCAGGGCAGGTCATCCCGAACGGGTACACACCTCAGCAGGCGCAGGCTAAGGCGTGGCGCGAGTTCGTGGCCCGGGGCATCACCGGCTTCACCGACAAGTCAGGGCGCGACTGGTCGCTCTCCTCGTATGTGGAGATGGCGGTCCGGACGGCGTCCTCCAGGGCGTACAACGCGTCCCGGCTGCAACTGCTGCAGTACCAGGGCATCAACCTCTGCATCTGCGACGACACTGGCCATCCGTGCCCGCTGTGTTTCCCATGGCAGGGAGTCGTTCTCGCGATCACCCCGGACGGTGTGCACCCGACCGTCGCCGAAGCAACCGCGGCAGGGCTTTTTCACCCGAACGCGATCCTCGGCAACCAGCCGGTGCGAGTGCTTGGCGAGGCAGAGAACGGTGTGCGGGCGTGGTACGACGGTCCGTCAGTCAACGTGACGTGTGCGAGCGGCGTACAAATCGCCGTTAGCCCAAATCATCCTGTGCTGACCTCTACCGGCTGGCTTCCCGCGAAGTTCCTCCGCGAAGGCATGCAGGTATTCAGCACTGCCGACGGTCATGGGCGAGACGCGGCCAGCGCGGACGAAGACCTCGACAACGTTCCAGTTCTGATCGAGCAGGTACTTGATGCGGTCGCGGCGACCGGCGGCCGAGCGAGTGTTCCCGCCTCCAGTGACGATCTCCACGGCGATGCGGTGTGGGTCCACGGCGAAATCGACGTTGTACTTGCCGATCGCGACCTGGTGTCGGTGGTTCAGTCCTACGGAGTCGAGAAACGCCTTGAAGGTGCTCTCCCACGGGCCGATGTGCAGCCCGAGTCGAGCGCGGCTTTTCGCGCGGAGCAGCTTCGTCTTCTCCGTGTCGAGCGTTCGGTAGCTGGGGCCCTGCCTCACTTCGATGCCTCTGCTCTTTACTCTGCGGAGGATCGTCGAGCTGCTGACGCCGAGACTGTTGGCGATATTCTCGGCGGTCTCGCCGCCGATGTAGCGCCTGACCAGATCGTCAGTGTCGAGCTGTATTGGTTCGTTGGGCATGCGTTTGATCTCCAGACGAGTTCGGGTGCGTACGTCGCTAGCTCAATCCTAGTACATAACTGTCGTCACCACCTGTCCGCATTCATGGACGGGTTCTCGACGGTACGTGAACCGAAGCCGTGGACTGACGCGCACGCGGCCGCGTACAAGGCGACGCAGAAGCAGCGGTCGCTCGAGCGTGACATTCGGTCGGCGAAACGTCAGGCGCTCTACGCGTTGACTCCACAGTCGGCGAAGGATGCCCGTCTCGACATTCGCCAGGGTCAGGCGGCGTTGCGGCAGTTCCTCGCAGACAATCCCGACCTCAACCTCCTCCGCCAGTCACGGCGTGAGCAGATCGCGTTCTCCAACGCGACCGTCAACGTCCTGCCATACGGCGGGTAACCAAGCCCGGCGCCGTGTCGGGCTTTCATCCAACAGCGTCCAGGTGGCGCGAAGGAGCAATCAACCGTGTCAATCAAACCCAGCATCTCCCCTGCCCTCCGCGACATCGACGGCCTCGCTGTCATCGGACGCTCGAAGCACGCCCTCATGGGCATCCGGTACGAAGACGGTGAAGGCGGAGACGCCGCTGCCGCTGCCGCTGCCGCCGCGCAGGCTGACGCAGCCGCGAAGGGCGCCGACGCACCGTGGACGAAGGACAACTTCGACCCCGAGCGCGCGCAGCGTCTCTTCGAGAACCTGAAGGGCGACGTCGTCGCCGAAAAGAGCAAGCGCGAGCAGGCCATCAAGGACGCTGTAGCGCAGGCTCAGAAGGATATCGTCGCGCAGATCGCGTCGGCGCTCGGCGGCGGTGAGCAGCCCGAAACGGACCCCGAGAAACTGCGAACGAAGGTCACAGACCTGTCGTCGCAGATCGCCGCGAAGGACACCGACCTTTCGGCCGCTCAGGCTGCGGTGAAGGCCGGCCAACTGTCCACACAGGTCGCGATCCTCGCTCACGGCCTCGGCGGCTCCCCGAAACTGCTTCTCGCGAACGAAGCATTCAAGAACTCCATCGCGTCGGTAGAACCGACCGACGAGGCGGCCATCATGGCCGCGATCACAGCAGCGATCCAGGCGAACGCGGCGCTCAAGGCAACCCCCTCCAGCTCAGGCGGCGGAGAACATCAGGGCGGCCAAACACAGGCACTCCACGCGCAGCTCGCTGCGGCGGAGAAAGCCAACGACTACCCACTCGTCATCAGCCTCAAGCGTCAAATCGCCCGGCTGACCTCAACCCCGTAAGGAGCGCATCATGGCCGGTATCGCCGGACAGGGCACCACGTTTGGTCTGCCCAACTATGTGGGTGAGCTTTTCCACCTCACCCCCGAAACAACCCCCCTTCTCTCGCTCATCGGTGGCCTCACCGGCGGCAAGAAGGCCGACGCGACCACGTTCACGTGGCAGACCGATGACCTGCGCAACGCCGGCCAGAACGTCGCACTCGAAGGCGCAGCCGCGCCGGCCGCGGACAACCGCGTCCGTGCTGTCGTGTCCAACGTGGTCGAAGTGCACCAGGAGAAAGCGTCCGTCAGCTACACCAAGCAGTCGGCGACGGGTGCCATCAACACGATGAACACCTCGTCTGGCATCCAGCCGGTACAGAACGAACTCGACTACCAGGTCGCCGCGAAGATCAAGGAAATCGCCCGCGACGTCGAGTACTCGTTCATCAACGGGTCGTACCAGTCCCCCACGGACAACACGACCCCGCGAAAGACGCGCGGGCTGCTGCAGGCGGTGCAGACGAACCTGATCACGCTCGCCCCGCAGAACACAGGCGTCGGCCTGTCCGCCGCGACCACCGTCATCACCGAGACGAGCACGCCCGTCTCGAACGGTGACAAGGTCATCTTCACCGACGTGGGCGCGTCCACGACCCTCGTCCTGGGCCGCACCTACTACGTCGTCGCGAAGGGCACCAACGCCTTCTCCGTGGCGTCGTCGTCCGGTGGCGCCGCGATCACGATCGGCACCGCAACGGTGTCGTACTCGCGTCCGGCGACGTCGACCACCCTCTCCCCCGACCTGTACAACACCCTCTTCCAGATGGTGTACGACAACGGCGGGCTCGAGGAGGGCGACCTGGCGACGATCATCGTCAACTCTACCCAGAAGCGCAACCTCTCGAAGACCTACGCGTCCGCGTACGGCCAGTTCCACGAGACGTCGCGCACCGTCGGTGGTGTCGACTTCACCACCATCGAGTCCGACGTGGCGACGTTCAACGTGATGCTCGACCGGTTCATGCCGGCCGACGCACTCCTCGTCACCTCGCTCGACCAGCTGACGCCGGTGTTCCTCGAAGTCCCCAACAAGGGCCACTTCTTCGAGGAGCCGCTCGCGAAGGTCGGCGCCTCCGATGAGGTGCAGATCTACGGCGAGATCGGGCTGGAGTACGGCAAGGAGACCGCCCACGGCCTCTACCGAGGCCTGCCCCTCCTGTAACACCCGATGCTGGGCGGTGGACACGAAACCACCGCCCAGCATCCCCCCTCAAACTTCCCGGAGGTCGCCATGTTCGATTGGGTTGTACCCGACACGTTTGCCAGCACGGCCGACTTCGTCGCCTGGACCGGCGCTCCCGCGCCTGCGAACGTGACCCCTCTCCTGCGCGAGTGCACCCTGATGGTGCTCGCCGCCACGAAACTGTCGGTCTACGCGACCGACACCAGCACCGGCCTTCCCACCGACCCGAACATCCTGAACTGCATGCGCGACGCGACCTGTATTCAGGCGGCTGCGTGGATGCAACTCGGCATCGACCCGCTCGCCGGCGGCGTGCACGTCGCCGCGGTCAAGTCCTCGAAGCGCATCGGGTCGGCAAGCATCCAGTATGCGGACGCCGCACAGGCCGCCGCCGCGCGCGCCGCAGCGACCATATACCTTGTCCCGGCAGCGGTGAAGAAGCTCCGCACTCAGAACCTGATCAGCTACTGGCCTTCCCGCGAGTACGGGTGGGGCAACACCCCTGGCATCTGGCCCAACCTCGTCTGATGGCCGACAACGACATGGACGACTTCTTCGTCCACACCGTCTCTGTGGAGAAGTGGCTGGGGACAGGGTCGAACGGAGACGTGTACGCGGCTCCAGTCACCCTGTCGCCGGCTAGCACGCCCCCGAATGGTGCGTTCGTCGATGACGCCCGCAAGTTGGTGCGCAACGCCAACGGTGAACAGGTGATCTCCGAGACGACCCTGTACACGTCGATCCTGAACGCGCCCTTGTTCGTGGAGAAGTCACGTGTGACGGTCCTCGGCGACTCCGACGGTGACGAGCTCACCCCGGGCCGCGCTTCTCTGGTGATCAAGGTCAACGCGAATGATTCCGGTGCGCTCGACCTGCCCGACCATCTCGCGGTGACACTCACCTAGGAGCGGCCATGGGCATCCAGTGGGAGTTCAACCTCCACTTCGACGAGCTCAAAGCCGAGATGGAGTCGAAAGCCGACGAAGCAGTACTCGCTGGCATGTCCTACATGCACGGCGAAGTTGCGCCGCTCGTTCCGATCGGTATCACCGGCAACCTCGAAGGATCCGCAGACGTTGGCCTTGGTGTGATCGGTGTCGGCGCTGTCGATGGTGAGCATGTCGCCCATATCTACTTCCCGGGCCCGTACGCCCTGTACCAGCACGAGGGCATCTACTTCCGTCGGCCGGCCACGTACGGTGCCCTGCTGTCACACACGCATGGTGAGTCGTTCTTCCTGATCCAGCCGATGCTCACCTACGGCGACGAAGCCATATCCGTCGTCCGTCAACGAATGGGGCTCTGACATGGGTGCAACCGGTGACCTGTTCGACGGACTCGCCGGGATCCTGCAAACCGCTGGTGTGGGCCGGTACATTCCGCCCACGGACACGACGAGCGTCTTCGTGTCCGGTGACACTGCGATCGCGCGGCTGAAGCTGCCGTCGGCGCCGGACCGGGCCGTCTCCCTGCGTGTGATGCGCACCGTCGCGGACGTGGTGTACCCGTTCTCTACCTTCCTCGTGCAAGCCCTCACCCGGGGCCTGCCGAACAACCCGAACGACGCCGTCATCCTCACTGACGCGGTCACGGCTGCGATCCTCGGCCTCACGAACATCCAGATGGGTCCCACGCGCCTCGCGCAGGTCCGATTCGCGGGGACGGTCGACCTCGACGACGACGAGTCGATGCGTTCCCTGTGGTCCACGAAGTTCCTCGCCGACGTTGACGAACCACCCACAAGCCTCCGCCCCGAAGGCGGTGCGTGGGACTAGCCCAGGGTCCCGCATTCCCCTGAACCCCTGCCAACCGGTTGGGGTTTTCGTATTCCCACCCGCCTTAGGAGGCAACCATGAGCTCGAAGCTCGCACGTCGGTTTCAGGTCGACGTTTCCACCGATGCAGTGACGTGGATTCCCTACAAGGGCATCCAGGACTTCGCCAAGAAGGAATCCCCGACGATCCAGTCCACCACGGACTTCGACGCCGGCGGTTTCGAGACGGTCGAGAAGACCGTCACCTCGGCCACGGTCACGATCAAGAACCGCCACATCGACATCCTCCTGGTCGAGGACCCGGGCCAGGCGCTCACCCGCATTGCTGGTGAGTTCCAGTTCCAGGACGCGTCGCGCCTGTACATCCGCTGGTACGACCGGTTCAACCCGGCCGAGACCGGGTGGCAGATGCGCGCCGTCGTCGACTGGTCGGGGTCGAAGACCGCCGTTTCGGATGTCGAGGAAATCACGGCTGTGTTCCGCGGTGATGGCGTGGTCTCGTCGATCGCGAACCCGCTCGCGTCGGCAGTCATCCCCGTGATCACTGCTGTGACCCCGTCCGGTGTCGCCGCGGCCGGCATCATCCGCATCGTCGGCGCCCACTTCACCACCCCCGTCGCCACGACAGGTGTGAAGGTCGGCGGCGTCAACGCGACCAGCTGGGACTTCATCTCCGACAGCCTCATCGAGGCAGTCGTCCCCGCAGGTTCCGCCGGATCCGCGCCGATCATCGTCACCACCACGGCCGGCGCATCCGCCGGGTTTGCGTACACGAGGTCTTGAGCCTCATGTGGCGTTCGATCGAAGGCTACGAGGGGCACTACGAGGTCTCTGACCGCGGCCAAGTGCGCTCCATCAAGTCGTCGAAGGTACTCAAGCAGGCAACCGCTGGGCGCGGGTACCCGAGCGTCACTCTCTGTAAGGACGGGGTCCCGGTGACGAGGTATGTCCACCATCTGGTGGCTGCCGCGTTCATCGGGCCTCGCCCCGCAGGATTCGACACCTGTCATAACAACGGCGATTTCACGGATAACACCGCCGAGAACCTCCGCTATGACACTCGCAACGCAAATATGCGCGACGCGCTCGCTCACGGCACCCACCGCAGCAGATCCCAAACGCACTGCGTGCGCGGGCACGAACTGTCGTTCGAGAACCTGTCCATCCAAACGGCCCGTTCCTCGGACGGAGCGGTAAAGACACGACGCGTCTGCAAAGAGTGTCAGCGCGCTTCAACCGCCCGGTACCGGGCGAAACAAGCCGCATAACGACTGGGGCGGCGGCCGGTACTGGGTCCGACCGTCGCCCCACCCCCTCACCCAGTAACCCAGTGACCTCACCTCACACCCAGGAGACCCTCATGGCTTTCAAAGACCTCGAACAGTTCATCGAACCGCTCATCCTCCCCATCCGCGGGAAGGAGTACCGAATCCCCGCGTTGGGGTCACTCGACGGCATCAAAATGTCCGAACACCTCGCGAACCCTGCCGAATCGCCGATGACGAACGTCGAGTTCCAGAAGTTCATGCTCGGCGACGTGTACGACGAGATGCTCGCCGACAACCTTCCCCCTGGCTACATTGCGCGTGCCGCGCTGACCGCGCTCGCTGACATTCAGGGCAGCCGTGGCGCCGCTGAGGTGATGTGGGAAACCGGTGGCAACCCAAAAGCGGTACAGGAGTGGACGATCGCAGCACAGGCCGCGACGACCCCTCCGGCCGCGGCACGTACGACGAAGCGACCGGCCTCTGGGACTGGTACGAAGACACCCCGGAAGAACTAACCGCTGCCGGCGGCAACTACTTCCAATGGACCGCATCACAAGTCTTCGCTGAACCGGTGCTCCTGTACGGGGCTTTCCTATCCGAGCTCGGCGTCGATCTGTGGGCTGTGCTGCCGTCGAAAACGTGGCGGTGGTTATGGACCAACATCCAATACCTGATGTTGTCCGACAACCCCCTCTCACGTCGCCTCTCACCGCCCCCTGCGTCTCCTGTCGAGGAAATGCCCAACTTCGAATGATGGGAGCGGGACCGTGCCGGATACCCCCACCACTGAGGGCTCGATTGTCGCCTATCTGCGACTGGACGACTCGGACTGGAAAGCGAAGCTCGACGAGGCCGAAGCGCGCGCGCGTGAGCTCGGCCGTGTAGACCCGACGATCAAGGTCCACGCTGACACGGCCGAGGCGCTAGCGAAACTCGAAGAGGTCAAAGCGCTCGAGGCTGGTGCCGGGGGGACCGTCACGACAACGACGGTCAGCCGTACCGAGTCGACCGGTTCGTCTGTCGCATCCAACGCTGCAGCGAAGGTTGACGCTGTCGCAGCAGCGGAATCCCGTCTCGCCGCTGCTGAGGCTAAGACGGCTGCCGCGACCGAGGCGCGCGACATGGCGCAGCAGCGTGCTTGGGCGACGCAGCAGCGGTTCAACATCGCGGTCATGCGCGAGACCGAACTCAACGACAAGAAGCGCGTTTCGGATTCTCAAGCAGCCGCCGCATCTCTTGCCACCGCGAACGCTCGCACCGCAGCGTCGAACGCGTCAGCGAAAGCGGCACTGTCTCAGCAAGCGGTCGTGGACTCCGCTCATGCTGAGGCGATCGCGGAACGGGAAGTCGCAGCCGCACAGCAGACCGCAGCACGGGCAGCGCTCGAGAACGCGGCAGCGCAGGACGCAGCAGCTGGGGCGACAAACAAGCAAGCGGACGCGGCTGGTAAAGCTGCCGCGGCGAACAAGGGCAACGCCGGTTACATGGGCGTCGTCCTCGCGGCCGTAGCTGCGATCATCCCTCTGGCCGGTCCCCTCGCGGGCACGTTCTCCGCCGTCACCGGGTCCCTCATGGGCATGGGCTCCGCTGGTGTCCTCGCCGTGCTGGGCATCAAGAATGCGATGACCGCGGGGAACGCTGTCGGCAACGACTACTCCGCCGGCCTGCATGTGCTCAAGGGTGACCTCGACCAACTGTCGCAGACGTCCGCGGTGGCGATGATGGACCACTTCAACACGGCCATCACCGTCATCAACCAGGCGATGCCGTCACTGAACGACGAGATCGGTCGGTTCTCGGGGATGCTCGGCACGGCCGGGAACATTGTGCTGCATGCGCTCGTGTCTGGGTTCCAAACGTTGAACCCTCTGTTCGTGCAGGCGGGTATCTACATTGAGCAGATCGCGGCCGGCTTCGACAAGTGGACCACCAACGGTGGGCTTGCCATGTTCGCCCACGACGCGCAGACGACGATGCCGATGGTGACCGCAGCGCTCGGCGCTGTCATGTCCGTCGTCGTGCACCTGATCGGGACGTTGGCGCCACTTGGTGGGGCGATGCTGTTCGTCCTCACCGTGGCCGCGAACCTCGCGAACGTGCTCCTGTCCGTGCTGCAGCCGCCGCTTGTCATCATCGCGACGCTTGCCGCGGCTGTGTGGGGTGCGTTTGCTTTGTGGCGCAACATCGGCCCCGCTGTGACGTCCGCGTATGAGTCCGTCGCGCTGATGAGCATGTACACACTCGAAGCGGTCGGCGCTGTCGGTGTGCTCGCGATCGCTGTAGGTGCTGTCACTATCGCGATCGTCGGATGGAACGCGATGATGGACGCGCAGAAAGCGTTCGCCCAGGAGGCTGCGCTCGCCACCCAGGACTACACCGCAGCGATCACCGCCGACTCCGGTGCGATCAAAGAGAACACTGCAGCCGCGGTCGCGAAGAACCTGCACGACTCGGGTGCGATCGAGAACGCCCACAAGCTCGGCATTTCCACGCAGACACTCACTGAGGCGATCTTCGGCAACAAGACCGCCATCGACCAGGTCAACGCTGCTACTGCGGCGCAGACGAACGGGTCGAAAGCGCAGGACGAGCAGCTGAAAAAGTCAGGCCTGTCCCTGACCGATCTGGGGCTTGCGCAGGAGACTGTGCGCCAGGCTGTGCAGAACAACACCCTGTCGTTGAAAGACGGCGTCGCCACCTACAAGGCGATGCAGGCGGCGCAGGACGCAGCGACCACTGCAACCCAGTCGGATCTGTCCGTCACCGAGCTGATGACGGCGGCGCAGAACAAGGCGAAGACCGCGACGGATGCGTTCGCTCTAGCGCTCACGGGGCTCGGGAATGTGAACCTGTCCGCCACGCAGGCGAACATCGCTTACATGCAGGCCGTCGCGGACTCTACGGCTGCTGTAGCGAAGAATGGTGCCACCCTCGACCTGAACACTCAGCAGGGTCGCGACAACACTTCCGCGTTGGACAACATCGCCTCATCGGCGGTCGCCGTGATCGCCGCGCAGGCGAAAGCGGGAACGTCGGCAGCTACCCTCACCGCGAACATGCAGGGTGCCCGCGATTCGTTCATCCAGACGGCGGAGAAGATGGGTGCCACCGCTGACGAAGCCAACCATTTGGCCGACCAGTACGGGCTCATTCCCGCGAACGTGAACACTGCGTACACGACATCGGGGGATGCTGCCGCACAGAAAGTGGTTACCGACCTCCAAGCGAAGCTTGATGCGCTGCCCCGGTTCGTGCCGGTCACGATCCAAGTGACCGGCACTACCGCTGGCGCACCGGTCCTGGCCGGGACGAATGGTGGGCGGGCGTTCTTCTCCGGTGGTGGCCCTGTGTACAAGGCCGGCGGAGGCCCGATCGAGACTTCGTATCTGGCCGGTGGTGGTAACCCGTTCCAGGCGCGAGGGACTGACACCGTCGCGGCGATGCTCACCCCGGAAGAGTTCGTGGTGAAGCAGAAGTCAGCGGCATATGACCCGCAGTTCCTGTCCGCATACAACGCAGACCCTGCCCGGGCGCTCGCGTCAGTTGCTCCGAAGGGGACACAACAGGTCGTGAACCACTTCCACATCTACGGCGCCGAGAACACGGATGCGGTGGCTCAAAAAGTGCTCCACTATCAAGCCAGCCAGGGGGTGTGACCGTGTCCGCTTCCCCGATCCTGTTCGGTCCGACAGGGGCTTTCGTTCTCAACACGGTTGACGTGAACGGCACCAAATGGATTGTCACGAAGTTCGACGGATGGCATGGGACAGCGGACACCACCCTCGCTCCGTTGCAGAAGACACGCAAGTCGGGTGCGACTGCTGGGGATTCGTACGCCACCGGTCGCACCATGACCATCAGCGGCATCATCACCTCCCAGTCCGCCGCTCAGCAGTCCCTCGACCTGGATGCACTCAATTCTGCGATCTCGCGCACGCCAACACTGATGCAAGTGTCGGAAAGCGGCCGCATCCGGTCGGCGATGGTCTCGCGTTACGGCCCAATCGTGACATCGAAGATCAACGCGTGGTCGTCACAGTTCATCGCGCAAATCTTCGCGAAGGACTGGCGGAAATTCGGGCAACCACTCACACAGTCAACCGGCCTCTTTTCGTCGTCTGGTGGTCTCACCATCCCCTACACGGACCCGTACAGCATCAACGCCACCGTCACGTCAGGGCAGTTCGTCCTCAACAATCCCGGCGACGAGGTCGGGACGGTCCTCGCCCGTGTCGACGGCTACTGTCCCGGATTCTCCATCAGCCACACCGGCACGGCGGCACAGCAAACGTTCTCGAGCTCGCTGGTGCTGAACACGGGAGAGTTCGCCCTGCTCGACATGGAAAAGCAGTCGATCCTCGGCAACGGGCAACCGACCGCTTCCAGGGCCGCGTACACGACTGCACGGCAGTGGCTCACGTTCGATCCGGGACCGAACACGTTCGCTTTCATCGCCCCGTCATACAGCGCGGCTGCGCTTCTCACCATCACTGCGACACCGGCTTGGGAGTAACACATGGTCAATAGCATCGGCAACACCAACGCGGTCGCAGGACTCCCAAGCTACTCCGGGCGTATGCTGCGACAGCTC